GTGCTCCTCCAGTAGGTCCTGGTCGCCCACAAATTCCAGTTGGACAGCAAACTAGTGCTCCACCAGTAGGTCCACAAACACCTGTTGCGGGTCCACAGCGTCCAGGTACTCCTGCAATTGGTGCAGGTCCACAACCTAGCGGTGCTATTGAGTCAGGTCCACAACCTGCGGGTCAACTTGACGAAAGTAAGCGTACTAAAGTGCCAGATGGTCTTTACGCTCATGCTAATGACGAAAAGGGTGGTCCTGAGGCTGCCACAGCCCGTCAAAAATTAAATGAAAAAGGTGTTAACGGACCTTGGCTTTCCGAAACAGCAGGTCCACAAGCGCCAGCAGCAGGACCAATGTCACAACCTGTTCAAGGTCCTAAGTCTGGGTATGCTACTGCTCAAGAAGCAACTGCTGCTGCTACAGGTAACATTGGTGCTCCCAAGACTCAGGGTCGTAAGATTAACGAGCAAGGTGGAGTTGGCGCTAAAAAATATGGTCCAGCAAAACCAAAACCAAAAATTGGTGACCCAGACTATAAACCAGTCATGGGTAAAAATCCTTTAAATGATAAAGCATCAATGAAACCTTTAACTACTTTAATTCCACAAACAGTTGAAGGCCCAAAGTCAGTTGCCTCTAAAGCACCTGCTAAAAAAGCAGCCGCAAAACCCAAAGGAAAGAAGTAAATTATGGCAGTTAATGAATCCCGCTCATGCAATCGTGACCTCACTCTAGGTGCAGGCGATGGCAAGTTTAAATCACTTACCCCAAACCGTGGTGGCAATGTTGACCCAACAGCAGCCGCTATTCGCAAAAACATGCTTCAAATTCAATATAATATTCAAGAAGCACCAAACTTCCCAAATTTTGAATCGCACCTTCAGTAACAGTAGACAACACCACTAGGTATCATGTAAGATACCTTACAGAAACTACTAGGAGCACAAAATGGCTGATAAAGACTTTGACCGTCTACTTGTATGCAAAACCCATGGGGTTATGTGGAAGATGCGTCCGTATGATGGACCACCTGAATATGACCAAGAGTTGCGTGAACTATGTGACCGACATAACGCACAGGTACCCGACCCTCAGAACTGTAGAGCATTAATCTATCGCACAGACCCAGAAACTGCATCTAAGTTAGATGTAGAAACAGCACTTAAAAGAGAGTTGCAAGACCAAGATGTTTACATCCGTGACTTCCGAGATGAGTTAAAAGTTGATGCACTCAAATGTTTTAGTCGTCACAACCGACCAAGTCAGGGTTGCATTGATTGGTGCAATGACGATAAGACTATTGGACGTAAAACTGGTATTCCTAAAGAAAAACGACAATATGTGTGTATGTACTGCCCTGCCGCCGAATACTATACGCATCGCCAACGCACTGAAATGGGTCTTTACGACAAGTGATTCTAATTAATTTTGATGCCATTGCTTCCCCTGGTGATGAAATTGGTGCTCGTATTCCACGAAAAGAAATGCGCCGACTATGGGGAGCCCTAAATGCTGGGTACAACAACAAGTTAGCCATCATGGCTACAGGCATTACAAATACTCCCATTCTTCTTGAATGGTTAAAGCGTGAAGGCTACAAAGCCACTACCGTAGACATTGTTTTAGAAGACAGTGTGGATGTAAAGATTGACCGTGTTGCTTCTTTTAATGCTGTTTACGGCAAAATTAATTGGTACATAGATATTGACCCAATTGCTGTTGCGAAGGTTGCGCATATGGGTATACCCACGCTACTATTGACGGTACCCGACACCATCCGACTTGAATGGAACGAAGAAAGAGTTCTAAAAAGTTGGGATGTACTTGTTGAGGAAATTGAAAGCCAAGCATTAGCGAAGGCAGAAAGGACATGGCGTGAGTCAGATTAATGAACATGGGGGCGTTGGTTCAGAACCATACGGTCCACCAAAACCACTCATAATGAATTTTGATGAATGGATGGCTTACGGGTTGGAAAACAGTTTTTGTGGACCCCCTGTATGCATCACCCATGATGGAGAACCAATGACCGAGGGAGAATACGAAGAGTTTGAACAAGGGCTTGACCCCTGCATCCACATGATTCGCCCCTACCACGATGTTGCAGAGCGTCTACTCGTTGAATCTGCACATTCTCCATCAATCTGGCGCAGGCCAGGTTGGGAGTGAAAGTCTTTTTCGGAGGGTCAGAAAAAGGTTCATATCGGCGTATGTTGCTTGACAACAACGTCAAGCATTTTGCTCTAAATCTCACACATTTACCAATTCCTAAAAAGAAGGAATTTGTATTGTCAGACATTTTTCAAGGTAACGAAATCATTATCTATACTTCTGAAAATGATGAAGATTTGACTCGTTTTGATGATTTTGTACGTAATTACGCAGATGACATTTCCATTGTTATTGGTCGCCCTGATTATGATGGAGCATGGCTTGGGGATAAGTATGTTCCTGTATGGAATGATGAAACTGACTTAGAACGCCTTGCGTGGCTTTGTCAAAAGTATGGTCGTGTAGCCATCTCAGATAAGGCTGTAAACCCTCGTAACATGGTCAGGATTCGCCAACTGGCAGCCCGCTGGGGAGCCAAACTTATTGGCATTACTTCTAAGCCTGACCTCATTGAGCACCTTCCTTGGGATGCCGTTATTGTCAATTCTTGGACTTCTGTCATCCGCTACGGGGAAACTCAGGTTTGGGATGGTCATGGTTTGCGCCGTTATCCAGCCCAGCAAAAAGAGTCTGCCAGAAAGAAGCACCGAGCAGATATTATACGACTTGATGTGGACATAGATTCTGTAATGGAGGATGATGTTGCCACTGTTGGCACTCTTGCTATCCGTTCTTGGCAACAATGGGAGACCCATACTTTTGGGGCCTATGACCCTTCTGTGGCTGATGACGAAGACGAGTTTGGACCCCCTTCTGACCCCCCAATAATTACTATTGGGGGTGTTACCCCTCCTTTTCAAAAAGTGGCTCCAGGGGGGTCAAGTATTACTACAGCCCCATCAAATGAGCGGCACGAAAGAGGGCGGTCATTACTACCCGTAATGGGCATTGAATCTGTGGTGTCTTTAGGCCATAGAACCGTTGGAAATGATGGAGAAGAACTAGAAATTGAGCCTGAGAAGGTTAACCTTCTAAAATATAATGCTGACCCACTAAGGGAGTGTAATAATTGCTATTTGGCTCCCCGATGCCCTCAATTTAACGAAAATGCGACATGTGCGTTTTCTTTGCCTTTAGAGATTAAGTCCAAAGACCAACTTCAGGCTGCTATGAAGGCTTTATTGGAGATGCAAGTAGGTCGTGTAATGTTCGCTAGGTTCGCTGAAGAACTAGAAGGACAAGGTCTTGATTCCAGCCTTTCTACAGAAATTGACCGAGTATTTAACCTTGTGGAGAAAATGGCTCGCATCAGTGACAACCGAGAAATGCTTCGTATTGAAGTTGAGACTCGTGGGTCTAGTGGCGTTCTTTCAAGACTGTTTGGACAAAAAGTTGGGGAGACCAGCAAGATGCTTCCTAATGGTGGATTAAGCGAAGAAGCCACCGATGCCCTGTATGCAGATGTCATTGACTTTTCTGATGAAGACTCTTGACATAACCATAAGTACCACCTAAAATCAACTGAGTTTGGAGCATAAAATGATAATAATTGGTTTATTAGTATTTAACACTTATCTTCTTTGGAAGATTCTCAGTACCCTTAGATACATGTCTCTAAACCCTACAAATGATGACCTTTGGGACATCTTTGCTGAATACATAGAATCACAAGACCCTGAAGAGGAATATTAAATGAAAATCCTAGTAACTGGGGGATGCGGCTTTGCTGGGCATCACCTTATTGAACACCTCCTTACCAATACCGATAGTGAAATTTTGGTACTTGATTCGCTGACCTATGCGGGTAAAGTAGACAGAGTTCTGGATATCCATAATTACGACTCAAACCGAGTAAAAATTATGTGGCACGACCTAAGGGCACCTTTACAACCTGTTTCTGAAAAACTGAAGGATATTACGCATGTTTTACACCTTGCGTCTGAATCCCATGTTGACCGCAGTATTACTGACCCAGCACCTTTCATCCATAACAACGTTATTGGGTCACTCAACATGTATGAATGGGCACGCACTCATGACAACTTAGAGCACTTTGTTCAGATTTCAACAGATGAAGTTTATGGAGCCGCACCAGCAGGGCACGCCCACCAAGAATGGCTTGACCCCATGCTCCCTTCCAACCCTTATGCAGCCAGCAAGGTTGGTCAAGAAGCAATTGGTATTTCATACTGGCGCACTTATGGTCTTCCATTGACCATTACCAACACAATGAACCTGTTTGGAGAACGCCAACATCCTGAGAAGTTCCTTCCAAAAACTATTCGTTCTATTGCAAATGGAACCTCTGTAGAACTTCATGGTATTTATCATGGTCTTACAGATGGGTTTCCAAACTGGCAAGCATCCGAGCGCCATTGGCTTCATGCCCGTAACCACGCCGATGCTTTATTGTGGGTTCTTACACAAGCACCAGCAGTACGTTACAAAAACTCTGTAGAAACTCAGAAACCAAACCGTTGGAATGTCGCTGGTGAAGAAAAGTCTGTACTTGAGATGACTGAGATTATCTCGGACATCCTTAATACTGCCTGTGAGATTGACTGGGTGGATTACCATTCAACACGCCCAGGTCATGACCATCGTTACGCTTTGGATTCTTCCAAGATTCATAACGCAGGGTGGAAACCACCTTTTAATCTTGAAACTGCTCTAGAAAAAACCGTAGCGTGGGTAACCCGTGATGAGAATAAGAGGTGGCTCAGTGATTACTGATGTTGGAATTGATATGGACGGAGTCATATATGATTTCGCCAAAGTGTTTCATGCATACGCTCAAACTAAGATGGGCAAAGAACTGCCCTTACCTACTACATGGGATTTTTATAAAGAGTGGGGTTTGACAGACCAACAGTTTGATGAATGGCTTGTAGAAGGTGTGCAGAAAGCACAATTGTTTAATTGTGATGCTCCTATGGACAACACTGTTGAAGGTTGGAACCTTCTGAAGGAAAACAACATAAAAATTCATTTGCTGACCCACAGAGGTTCTGTTTCTTATGAACAAACTATTCAATGGCTAGAACGCTTTGGGTTTTATCCTGACAGCCTACATTTTGGTACAAACAAAGGTATTTTAAAAGCGTTTGCTACAGACGAGTGTGCCGCAATAGACGACTATCCTTTGTATTACACCCAATATGACCGTGCAGGAGTTATTTCATTCCTTCGTACACAACCATGGAACGAACAAGTGTATGCACGCAGAGTAACCGACCTTTTAGATTTTGCTAAAAAAGTTGTAACAATCAATGAAGCCCAAAAGGTACTTATTGAGTTACCCGTAGCACCAAAATCAAAGTCACACATTATTTGGGAACCCAATAAAAACCCAACAAGCACCTACACACAGATTTACAAAGACACAAACCCTCACGCAAAGAAATCAAGCAAGTGGACATGGCCTAATGACAACTATAGATAATCACCGTACAGACATACTTAAAGAATCAATTAATCTCATTAATGGTGACCGTAACGATGCTTACGGTGACCCAATATATGATTTTCAAACGACCGCTACATTTTGGCAGACGTACCTTGAACGCACCATAGAGGCACGTGGTGTTTTTGACATAAAGCCACATGACATAGCAGTCATGATGGACTTGTTAAAGATTGCACGAATCTCGTGGTCTCCTGAAAAAAGAGACCATTGGGCTGACCTTGGGGGATACACAGGTCTTGGCTGGGACTGTGTAGTTAGGCAAGATGAGTAGTGGACACACCACAATGGATTTCTAAGAGTCTTTGTAAAAACCGACATATTGATATTTGGTATCCCCCATTAGATACCGACAACCCTGACAAATACTATGGAGTTGCACGAGAAGTGTGCCGTAGATGCCCTGTATGGAAAGAATGCTTAGACGCAGGCACTACAGAAACTTGGGGAATGTGGGGTGGACTGACCCCCCTAGAACGGACAGTCATTACCAATAAGACACCAAAACCAAGTGCCATAAGGTCACACGGTACTTGGGTGCGTTACCGACAAGGTTGCCGATGCACAGATTGCAATGCTGTTGCAGAAACCAAGCATGAAACTTTGAATATTAATTCGGTGCCACTTATGACCGAAGAATTGGGTGATTTAGATATCCTGAGGTTCTTGCTTTTCAACCAATAACCCTGTAACCTGTAGACAGACCCCATACCAAGGATTCACCTCCGAGTACCTCCAGTACTCAATTGGTACGGGGTCTTTTTTATTGTATGGACATTGGAGAAAAATGGTTTATCGCCTTCTTACCGCACTCACCCTTTCAGTTACCACCACTTTTGGTGCCCTAACAACAACAGGAGGTGATGCGCCAGAGGCGAGTACAACAACTGTTGTAACCACTATTCCTGCAATTCTCGTACACACTGCAAGTGTCAAAATAATCCACCCTGAACTTTTTGCACAATTACAGACACGGAAGGCTGGCTCAATAAAGTTTTGGGAAGCAGTCTCTTGGTGTGAAACCAACCATGATTGGAAAGACGGTGGTTATTACGCAGGTGGTCTTGGGATTGCCCAATCTACTTGGAAGGGTTACGGTGGATGGGAGTTTGCAAAGACAGCCAAGAAAGCCACTAAAGAAGAACAAATTATTGTTGGTAACCGTATTGCTTTTTTTGGGTACCAAACAACAAATGAGTACATTACATTGGACGACAAATTAAACAATGAGCCTTTTTTCCGTCCAGCCCAAGGTTGGAGGAACATGACAAAGTGGGGAAAGAATTGTGTTAATTGGAAGACACGCAAACCACTCAGGGACAAGTACACAGAAACAGATAAGTAACTGTTGACAGAAACCGACTAAATAATCTAGACTAGTACTTATGTATAGGAAGACATATAAATGCGACTCATGTAATGTCACACTGACAGTATTCGTACCCGTTACAGAAAATCCTACACACCCTTGCTCAAAGCACGCTAATAAAACGAGGAAATTAATTGAAGTTGAAACTGGGAATAGCCAGCGGGGACAGAGTCCCACCACAGAGGTCACCTGATAACAAAAGCCATTGGGGTGGTGCAGGTTGGGTACGACTAGGACAGTACGAACCCTTGCTAGAAACCGATACTTTTATTGGGACTCTTGTATGGAACAGAACGCACTTCTCTATACAAACCGATGGAGATTCTACGCTCCATGATGTTGACATCATTATCATGCAACGACTAATGCATGACACCCTTCCTGAACACATGAAGTTGGCACAGAAAGCGGGTCAGATTATTATCAATGACCTTGATGACTGGTACTGGGGACTGGACACAACCAACCTTGCTTTTGCTGCAAGTCACCCAAAAACCAGCCCAAACGAAAACACCAACCATTATAAAAAGGTACTTGCTACAAGCGACAGAATAACCGTATCCACACCGTACCTGAGAGACCGACTACTAAAAATGTTTAGTAATTGTCCACCCATAGATGTGTTACTGAATACTGTTGATGTAAAGCGATTCAATATCCACGAACACATTACAGAAACTAAACCAATTGTTGGATGGGTGGGCTCAACCAACCACAGAAGTGGTGACCTTGAAACTGTTGCTGGCACTATCCCACCATTACAGAAACTTGGTTTAATCTCTCTCCAGCACAGTGGTGCGCACCCCAATGCACCTTCGCTTGCATCCAAATGGAACATTACAGAAACTTCTGTAACTTCGCTCCCAGCAACTGACCCTGAAGATTATCCAAACTTACTCACAATGGATATTGGTATTG